TCTTTTACATGACGAGATTTCTCGATATTGATTACGAAGTGGTAGCCTTGAATCTCAGTGCCAACCTTATCTTGTTGACGACCAATAATCCAAATAGAATCAGCACTATAATAAATGCCAGTACCACCAGACACAACATCTTTAGGGAATAGACCAATCTCTTTGTAGGTGTGGTTAACAGCGATAAGAGGAATGTCTTTAAGGTTAAGATGTGGCGTAACAATCCGGAACAAAGATTTAAGAGCTTTCGCACGAGACATATCAGCAACAGACTTACCATCGAGTGCGTCTTCCACTTCTTTCTTAGATGCGAGGTTACCTACCGAATCAATAACGACAACAACCTTGTCGCCCTTGTCAATATTATCCATTTGCTGAACAATATCAAATTTTAGTTCTTCAACATTGGTAATCGGAGTGTGTACAGTACGATCCATGTCAATGCCAAAAGACTCAAAGTATGAGGTAGGAGTACCAAACTCTGAGTCATAGAATAGAAGAACCGCATCAGGGTTCTTTTTCAAATATGCTGCTGCCATAAGTAGAGCAAAAGCAGATTTGAAGTGTTTTGACGGACCAGCCAGGACAAGGAGACCTGGCGTTAATCCTCCATCGATGCTACCAGATAGTGCAACGTTTACCATAGGAACTGGTGTCGGTGCCATTTCTTTCTTACCGAATACTTTAGAATCAGTAATCGGTGCAGTCATCTTGATGGTACTATTTTTTACAAGTTTGTCTAGTAGACTCATTATGTACCTTCCACGATTGTAAGCAATTTAGCCTTATAGGCCTCGATCTTTCCAACTCGATCAGGCCAATAGATTGTTGATTTATCCGGATTCTTACAAAGGTTTGTTAAGAACGGAGTAATTGATTTATAGAGGAGTTCGAGTCGATACTCCAGATCATCAGCTTTGACTTTAGCATCTGTGAGTTGGTCCTCCAGTGATTGCTTTTCAGAGCTGATGTTCTGAATAGTTTCTTCGGCCGCAGCTTCTTTTTCTTGAAGCTCTTCATCAATGAAGCTGAAGCCGAAGTCGAAATCTAAAACCTCTTCATAGGTTTTATTAGCCATTCGCTAGTTCCTTAAAGATTGATAGATCGTCGTCGTCATCATCCATAGATAGATTAGACGCTGGTTCTGGTGCCGCAGCTGGCATAGTTGGCTGAGGCGCAGCTTGTTGGGTATTACCCATGCTGCTTAGATCAAACTCATCATCATCTTCAGCAGTAGTTGGCGTGGAAGGCTCTTCATCGAGAGCAAGTACACGATAAAGTTTTGCTTTCAACTCTGCATAAGACTTGAAGTTCTTAGGATCAATCAATTCTTGCAAAGAATGCTCTTGGTTATAGATACGTTCCAGTTCTGCATCATCTGTAGACAATGCTGAAGGAGCATCAAACTCAGACTTATCATAGTTTGGATAGCCTTCAAACTGACGAATCTTCAGACGGAAGTTAGCACCTTCCCATAGATCAAATGGGTTTACTGGATCCTCATCTTCAAACTGTGGATTCATTAGATCGTTTAGTTTGTCGAAGATCTTCTTACCAAATTGATACATGAAGACTTTACCTTCGTTAGCAGGATTACCAGAGTCTTTAATGACCATGATATTTGCAACGTACTTTAGACGGCGCTTCTGCTTACGAGCAATTTCTTTATCTGAATCAAGACCAGAATTCCACAACTTTGAGTTGTATTCTGATACTGGATCATCTTGATTAATGGTAGTTAGAGAGTTCTCAATATACCATAAGCCTGTTGGACCTTGGAAACCGTGATCCCAGATACGAACAAAAGGCATTTCCTCGCCGGCTGGAGCAGGCAAGAAGCGAATAATAGCAAAACCATTACCAGCTTGATCGCGGGTTGGTTTCCAAAATTTACCTTCGTTGGGATCTGAGTAGCTCTTCTGTGATACTTTTTCGAGCTGGGCGTTCAATTTCTGAAGTGAGCTTGAACGATTTTTTTTGAGTGCATCAAATGACATATGCGTATCTCCTTAATATTGCGTTGTATGTTTGTATTGCGAAATATGTATCGGCGGACCGACCATATATTTATATCAGAAAAACCGATTTCTGACAAGGTCTTTCAACTTTTTTTCGTTGAGATTCAAAAAAGGTTTGTACTTCTTTGATAGTTTTATTATATCACTTGCTATGATTTTGTCAACTATATTTTGCTCCCAATAGCCAAAAATATTAGCCATGTGAGTAAGTATAGTAAAAGTTTCAAGTGATATCTGCTTTTGGCTGTACAGAGTCATTACATAAGGATGTTGACCGTTATGCACAGCAAAGTTGGCTTGGTAGTTATCATCTAGTTTCTCTAGATCTGCTTTGAAAAGACGACTCATAGAATTCATCTTAATCTTCCATTGCAAATAACGTTCCTCACCTTCATCATCCAGAATCTCACGTATCCAAACGTCAGGCTTTACAATCATGTTTGCAAGTATGAGATTCTCAGGATCTTCTTTATGGGAAAGCTTCTCAAAGAAGTATGCATACTGACTAGTACGAAACTTGTCAAAAGAAGCCTTGATTTTCCCATGATATTTGTGATAGTCGTATTGGCTACCGAAGTGTTTCTTCATTGCCAAAAACATCACATAATACTTAAACGACTCTTCGTTAGCAAAACTCGTCGAGTGTTTGATCATCTTGTTTAACCATTCTCAAGCCAATCGCTTCACTGCGAACCTTCTCTTTTAGAATAGAAGACTTCTTTACAATATCTGCGACTGTTTCAATTTCTAATTCATTTTGACGCGCGTATTCTACTAAAGCGTCAATATAGTTAACACCGCGCGCTAGCATCTCTGATATATCATGATGCACTTTTTCAGGAGTTCTTGGTGTAATCATTAGCCGTTTAGTACCTTAATACCATCCAACCAGTTGGTTGCAGCATCTTCAATATAATGAATGCTATGGCCCTTAATAGTTTCTTCTTTAACGAAATTACCGTTAATATGATAACGAATTGTGTAACCTTGATCTGCTTCATAAATCTCTGCTCGAAGCTGATTCCCTTCTCGCTCACCGAGAAACTGATTGACGAACGTGCTCATCTCTATTCTCCCTCACATGTTGAATATTAGACGTGGCCTTATGAGATCCACAGTTTTTACAAAAGGAAACGTAAACCATGTACTTATGCTTACCGAACATAACGTATGTACTTCCACTTGTTATATTAATATTATCACAACAACCATTTATTGTCAACGGTTTATTTTCCATACTTGTTCTCCTTCCAATATTTGTTACGATCGTCTGTGCTAGTTCTGTTCGCCTCATGTTCTTTAATTTTTGTGATATATTGCAGTCGTTGTACTTCTTGAAAATGTTTCCATTCTTGGTCTTCTATGTAATAGTGAGGTTTTATGTCCATTTGAAATCTCCCTAGACAGCAAAACTTTCTCCGCAGCCACATGAAGCAGTGGCATTAGGGTTAATTACTTTTAAATAAGAACCACCAAGCTCTTCCACATAATCTATTGTGCAGCCAAAAACAAACATTTCAGCCATTGGATCTAACCATAAATTTTCAATAGTTGGACTTTCTTCCGTGGTTCCCCACTCATATTGAAAACCAGAACAGCCTCCACCTTTTACCGTAAGTGATACGTTAGGTTTGCCAACCTTTTTTAGATAAGCTTTAGCATTTTCCGTAATAGTTAATATCATTCCATTTCGCTTTCTTCCTTAGTTTTATATTGCCATTCATCAGTGTGGCCAACAGACCATTTAGGTTCTGTTTCAACCGCATAGTTTTGAGTGCATACTTTAAAGTCAGGACGTAATAGTTTATCAGGAGTTAAGGAGCTATCACGCCAGATAACCCGATTGTTAGGCTGAGCAGCGAATTGACCGTTGTCAAGTCGTATAACGTTGAAAGACTTGTGTTCGGGGTCGTGTTCACTGAAATTTGTGTCGATGATGGAAGAATCGCGGTGACAATTATCGATGGTGAACTCATACTCACCGGCATGCATACGTTTGTCCTTTCCAAAAAATTCACATCTAGACAAGATGGGTTTTTGGACAACGGTAATGTCGTAATCAAAACAATCCCAAAGCTGTAGCACATCAAGCGGAAGAATCTCGCCGTGCGGTATTTTCCAAACAAATGCCGATATAGGAAGTTTGTCATATAGCGCTCCATAATCAGTTAAGAGTGTTTCGAAATAAAGAGCTTTGTGCATTGTGCTTTTAACACTAATCCAGATTCCTGGAGTATATTCACCGTGCCCCTTCTCTAAATCATACAAGTATTCTTTTCGTACATAAACATTAACAGGTGGCAAAGGGTGAACTAAGAAAGCCATTTATTGTCTCCATTCTAATCCGAATATGAGCCCAGCGTTTTGTCTATCGATATCTCCGTTTCGTAGAAACGTTTCAACGGTGGGCGCAATGAAATAATTGTTATAGTTTAACTTCACCATTGGCTTTACATCTGCACCCGTATATCCAGTAACTGCTCCAACTTCCATAAAGAACCGCGGTCCAAAATCATACGTGTAAGCAGCATATGTACTCATTTTCTTTTCACTATTGAAGTATGTACCGACACTTATAGTACGATCTTCATTTAAGTAAGCTCCTACATGAGGATGGATCCAATTGTATTCATTTTCCAAACCAACGTGTGCACTAAGTAACAGTCCAAAGAATAAATCCATTATCTTTCCTCAAATAAAACATTGTCGACGTATCGATTTTTATCGGCTTTTGATATGCCCATAGCTTCGATAGATCTGTGCAAGTGAGGATTCATTTTTTGGTTCTTGCAGTATTTGTTTAGTGCTGGTAAAGTATCTCGATGTGACGCAAACGCGTTAGCTTCTAAGTTTTCTAAATAGTGTTCTAGAAGTTGTGAAGTTACATCTATAAACTGATCTAATTCTTCGTCGGTGTTTATGTTACCAACGGCGATCATGTTTTCTGAAAATATTTCTTGCGCCCAAGGTGGAAGTTCTCTTTGTTTGTTCCACTCCAATCCTTCTACTGTTCGAGCCATAAAATCTAAGTAAGGGTGCGGAACTCCATGTAAAGGACTATAGTCCATAAAAGATCCGGTGATCTTTCTTGGCCCCGCTACAATATCAAATCCTAAGATAGGCAGTTCAATGTATCTCTCTGGGAACACGTTAACATGCATCAACCAGAGGCCCTTGCCATCTTCAGGAATGATTGTTTTTAGATGAGCTTTATACACTTCATCGGAATGCCAAAAGGTATCGGTCCAACCTTTGAAGTGCATATCTTCGGTGTAACTAGGATTGTCCCAGCGCTCGAAGTGCTCATCAAATTGATTAAATATAAAATCAGAGTACTGATTAAGTCTCTTCCATAGTGGATGTGTCATGCTTTGTTAGTGTCCAAGTTCCGTCCTCGTTATCAATCCAAGCAAGGCTGTCACCTGGTTCCCATCCTAATTTTTCTAGAAGATCGTCTGTGAATTGTAAGTAAAGATCCCCGGATTGGGGATCTTCGTGAACAGTTAAAGTTTCCATTATTTACGCTTTCTTGCTCTACGTGCTTTTGCAAAAGTATTCATTAGCCTAGTTTCACGAACCTCTTTCAAGGATCTTCGTCGCTTTCTAGCAGATTCACTCTTACCCATTCGAAACTGACGTGTAAGTGGTTTAGTGGCTACTTCTTCGAATGCAACTTCTTTATGCATAAGGATACCTCCTACGTTTGGCTATTAACAATTATATTATATCAAGATATGGGTAAATGTCAACTAATTTCTTCAGACAACTCATCAAATAACTCTGATGCAAAGTCAAAACAGATCTTAGCTTCATCTGCCATATCATCATGCAAGAGTTTGCGGAATTCCTCAATAAGGATCTTAGTATCTCCTTCAAACTCATACATCTTGCCTGAGCCAGGCACTTTCTTTTTGATGATCTGCCCGCCATGTAGTTCACCAAAATGTCTTACGTACATATGAGCCAACAG